TTTACCCGCAGAGAGTTCTTCGGTCCACTCTTTCCGTTCGCACAAGTAGGCTCGCAGCTCCCGGGCCGCTAATTCGCACAGCGGATGCGGGGTGTAGTGGAATGGGTTGTTGAGCCGCGTCGGAAGCGAGAACGAAGCGATGGAGTGTCGGAAACGATGCAACATGGGTACTGTCTGCGGATTCGGGTAGTCGGACCGAAAAAATATTTCGGGAAAAATGGCCGGAGTCGTTTGCTGCGACTTCGGAGTAGTTTGTTATCGTTCCGTTTCGGAGTCGATCGGCAGGGAGCCGATCGGTTTTGTGACGATACTATCGACCACGAATTTCGAGAATCCCCGCCAGGGAAGCGCTCCGAAATACTCCTTGTAGTGGAGTTCGATGTTTTTGCCGCCCAGCAGCATCAGCTTGCGGGCGAGCGCTTCGTTTTCGACGGAAAATTCGAATTCGTAGGATTGGATCGTACCGGCCGTTTTGGACCGTATGCCGGATTGGATCAGCTTGCCTTCGTAGGTTTTGAAGACGAGCCCTTTATAGACGACATAGTTCAACTCTCCGCTTTTGACGCCCTCGCCGAAGACGAAGAAGAAGCGGATGTAGAGGAATGCGGTCAGGGCGACGATAAGTAATACGGTGAAGACGATCCAGCGTTTTTTCATGCTTGCGGCGATTTGTTCCGATGCAAAAATAATCATTTAATCCGATTCCGGTCTTCCCTTCGTATTTTTTCCGGGAACCGGAGCGGAAGGCCGGGAAACGCTTGCGGGGGCGAATCGTCTGTCCGGCGGCATAGTCCGGGGTGCTATTCCTGCCGACCGTTTTGCAGCAAATACACAATGTTATAAAAAAAGAGTTGCATTGCTGCAACTCTCTCTCATTCTGTGGTGCCACCAGGAATCGTAATTTATTTCCAAATAGCTGAATATCATTACTTTCTAAAAGCAACTCAACCGTAATCTCCTCCGTTTGCTCCACCAGTGACTTGCGTTGTTCTGCGCAAGGTTGCGTGAAGGTTTCCAAGGGCAAAGGTAGTGAATTAGTTTGAACTATTGTCATTCTTGTTCTTTAATCTTTTGATTTCTTTATCAAAATCGCTTTCAAGCAGTTCCATTTCGCGTTTGCGATAAATGGCAAACTCCTTTTCTGCCTTCTCAATCGCTTGTTTATGCGAAATATTTCCCTTGCCAATCAAAACCTTACGCTTGTGTGCTATGATTTGGCTATCCAGTGCCTCTATCCAATCTTTCATTGTCATAGGATTCATTTCCAATGCTTGGAACTCGGCAAAGTCCAAGAAACCGGAAACAAGCAGATTCAGACGTTGGAGTTCAATCGCAGTCAGATAGTTCTTAGCGATCTTTACGTCATCTTTAGTTACATAGTTCCCCTTGAAGTTCGTCATGCCTACAAACGGCTTTTCATTGTCCACGCGATTGTATATCACTTCGGCAGCAGTATTCTCATGAACTGCATAATGCAGTTTGTTTTGTACGGTGGCAAAGAACATCTTTGTCATCTCATCGCGTGGATCATAATCCGTAGCCGTAGCATAAATATCGGTGACTTGCTGATAAAAATTGCGCTCGCTACTACGAATATCCCTAATGCGTTGCAGCAACTCACGGAAATAGCGGTTACCCCCTTGCTTTAAGCGTTCATCATCCATAGCAAACCCTTTCTGGATATACTCATGAAGTCGTTGTGTTGCCCAACGGCGGAAACGAGTAGCCACTTGCGACTGAACACGATAGCCCAAGGCAATAATCATGTCAAGGTTGTAGTGCTCTACTTCTCGTTCAACCTTACGAGAACCTTCTATTTGAACTGTTCGGAATTTCCGAACAGTTGCCTCCTTTGCTAGTTCTCCATCTTCAAATATATGCTTGATATGCTCACTTACATTCGATTTGCTTGTTTGGTATATCTCAACTAATTGTCCCTGAGTCAGCCACAAGTCTTCATCAGCAAAGCGCACAGACACACGAGTTATCTCGTTATCGTCCTGATAGAGTATTATTTGGTTTTCTTTGTTCATCATAATTAGTGATTATCTTTTTTCTTTGAATTTGAACGATAAAGCCTGTCGGTAATTACACCCCTAAATATATCCTCATTGAGAAACTCTAAAACACGGTTCAAATCTGCAACATTATTTGTCGGTAAAACCAATTCTTTATTTTCATTTATTTGTGCATTAACTCCGTATTTGTTTAATAGGCTAGTTTTTGTTCGAGGTGCTTTTCTCATAAAAGCTGAAATATTGTCTGTATTCGATAACAACTTTATAAGCCGACGCGTCTTTATATTTGCAATATGCTTTATACTTTCAGTATTTACATTAATTCCATCTATTTCTCCAAAGGATTCAATTTCAGCATTTGTAGCCTCGGTAACAAAATCTATTAGTGAGAATATTTGATTTGCGACTGTATAACTTTGAAAATACAGTTTCCCCTCCTCATATAGTGCATGAATCTTATCTTCAACAATAAAAGCAGAGTTATTCATTTTTGCAAATATATTTCCACATTCAAACTGCAAGACCATTTTTCGTTGTAACATGTTTCTCTTATTAAAGACCTGAAAATAGAATTTTCCGTCATCGTAATAAAAGATACTTTTAGGCATATCTTCATTTATATTGTATTCAGACATATCAGCCTGATTATATGGTATGCGAGCAAAATCTTCAGGTAAGTCATAATGTACATATGTTATATTCTCCCCGTTCCGGCTAATGATATTGCCATCGAAAACATCTTCTTCTATACCTTCTGGTTTAAATATAGCACCTCCATTTATAAATATATTTTTAATCTCTGTTACTATCTCTTCTTTAAGAGAAATGTGTTTTACTGTATTATCGGACATCAATGCATAAAATTGGCTCATGTTATTTCTCGTTAATTATTAAACCCATATAATCTGTCACTTCAATAAACTTTTTAATCTCATTCTTATTTCTGATACATTTTCCAGAAATTAGTATGTAGGTATTTTCTTCTGTATATACTTCATAATAACGATACCCCCATATTGAACAAAGTAAATTGTAGTTATTGTTATTGTAACTTGCAATCGCGATAAAGCAGCATTGAAGTATTATGCAAACAAATAATACCATAAAATCAAGTTTGTCGGCAAATATTGTTAACCAAGGGATTATAGATGAAATTATTTGCTCCGCACTGTTCAGAGATAAATTTGAATAAGATTTCACTTGAATGGTTTTTCCTTCCTTGTGTTTGTTGGATTTTCTATAAAGAAAAATTTTAATACCGATAAGGCATATCAACATAAATCCGAAACTAATATTGATGCCCCACCATTCAAAACTAGTAGGAAATATCTTATTTTCTAGCATATCATCCCATAGTTGAAAATAATTCGTGCTATCCTTAATAACACCTATTAATCCCAGTGACAAGAATGTTGGTGCTGTTACCGTGGCAGTGAACAAAAATTTAGAAATAAAACTTACCATCAGAAAATTATTTTAAAGATGAAAATAATTTATTTATCTCTTCTTCTGTCTCGAATATGGGGGTTGCGCCGTATTCGCCATTGAGGTAACTGTTTTGAAGCATTTTATCAAAACGCACATTATATAAATTATCCATTCGTCCAAATGAACTGATACCGTTATTGTCTTTTTTCATCAACCATATTTCATCTCTCCTGAATATCTTTTGATCCATTAAAGAGCTTTCATGAGTGGTAAAAATCAGTTGACTAGAAACATCTTTTGAATGCTTATAAAACAATAAAATTATTTGCTTAATAAGTGATGGATGTAAGCTACGTTCCATTTCATCAACAATAAAGACTTTTCCTCCTTGAATCAAGTCCAAGATAAGTGGAATATAATCGAATAAACGTTTTGTACCATCACTCTCATCGCCAAGCGAAAAAAGTTCAATGTCAGCTTCATCCATTTTTTTATGCACAGTCATCAATTTCTTAGCCCTAATTTCACCATCAATCAAGTTAATTAAATACAGGTTATCGTCAAATCTTAATGCTCCAAATGCTTCATCAGTATTGGATTTTGATAAATCTGTTTTGATTGCACGTTGTAAATCGTGTGGAATTCCAAGTTTTTCAAATTGAACATCTATTAATTTCACACCATCAACGCCCGTATTGAAGTATCTTAATAGTGCCCCAAAACCACGTTTTAAGTCGTTATCATCAGCCTTCTTATTCTTTTAGTTTAATGATTCATTCATAGTCTAATCTCCGATTAAAGAACCCCGAAATTATCCGACTGCGGAGGATAATTCAGCCCACGGCGGTGCAAGGATTTTCAGTCCCATAATTATATTTTTGAATAATTATGTGTTGTTTGAATTTTTATATGAAAATCAATGTTTTAAGCTTCCAAATGTGGCGATTTTATTTTGTTTATTTTTATCTATTTTTGTTTGTTTTTGTATTTTTGTGTCGAAATTGTGTGTTGAAATAATAATTATCCTATCAAATGAACTATTCAAAAGACGGAATAACAGTTGCGCCCATAATAGATACGAGTCATCCGAAAAAGAACGGAAAGTGCCCCGTAAAAATTCGTGTAACCTATCGCCGGGATCGTCGCTATTATCCGACGGGCAAAGACCTTACCTTGGATGAGTGGGAAGGTCTGACTACAACGAAGGTTCGCGCCCTTGTGGCCGTTCGTAAAGATATAGAAAGCAGTTACCAAATTGTTCGTGGGGTTGTTGAGGAATTGGCACGCGACGGTATTTTTTCATTCGATAGCCTCAACAAGCGATTGAAACGTTCGGGGGTTGATACTCTTAACCGTGCATTTGCGGCTAAAATAGCGGAATTAAAAGAGCAGGATCGTATCGGGTCAATGCTGGTTTATAATGTTGTTATACAGGGATTGGAGCGGTTTGCCGGGGATCGTATTGCTCTTGAATCTATAACGGTGGATTGGGTAAGACGTTATGAGCGCTTTCTACTCGGAGAAGGTAAGAGCCGTACAACGATCGGAATACACATGCGCCATTTACGAGCCATATTGAACGATGCTTGTCGATGCGATGCGATTAAACCCGCGCAATACCCGTTCGGCCGAGGGAAATATGAAATACAGGCCGGTGAGGGCCGTAAATTGGCTTTAACGCTGGAGCAGATCGGGCAGATCGCCCGCTATGAGGATGGGAACGAAGCAACGGCCAAATACCGGGATTATTGGCTGTTCCTCTACTTGTGTAACGGGATCAACGTCGCCGATTTCGTGAAATTGCGGTATCGTGATATTGTGGACGGTGAAATCTGTTTCGTGCGTCAAAAGACCGAGCGCACGACTAAGACCCGTAAGGAAATCCGGGTCGCGGTAGTTCCCCAGATGCAAGCTATTATCGACCGCTGGGGTAATACTCCAGCACCGAATAACTTTATTTTCCCAATTCTCGACGGGTCGGAGGATGCGGTGCAGAGCCACGCTAAAACAATAGCCGCTACCGGGTTAATCAATAAACGGATGCGGATGATCGGGGAGCAGCTCGAAATTGGGAACATATCGACCTATACGGCGCGTCATTCGTTCGCTACGGTGTTGAAGCGTGCCGGGGCGAATATCGCCTACATATCGGAAAGCCTCGGCCACCAAGATCTGAAGACGACGGAAAACTACCTTGCCAGCTTCGAGCGAGAGGAACGAGAGAAAAATGCTGCATTACTGACGAATTTTTAATACGATTATTTGCATAATGCGCCGCAGTGCAGTACCTTTGTCATATCGTGTTATTTTAGTTGGAATGATCGGCGGGGCACATCTTATTTCCGTCGGTCATTCCGTTTTTACTGCATTTCTCCTCTTGGATGTGGTGAATAGCAACAACCTCACGCCTAACCGACGCACTATTTCGCCGGACAAAGGGTGTTTCATTTTGGAACAGTGCTTACAGTGACGGAGAGAATGTCCGCCAAATGGACGATGAAACCTGGTGTTAATAGATTTTGCCTTTCCTGTTTCACCTTGCGAACGATGCTATTCTTGCTTTTGTAGTTTATAGGCGTGCACGATGCCTCATACTTTGCCTCAACTCCTTATGCAACACCTTGCAACTTATTCCCTACGTACTGCGCTTTTGCCAAGAGTTATACGGCATCGCGATTGATGAACAGCGAATCATTGAAGTGTTTTTTGTTTTCCCCTATGAAATACGGCAAATTCTTCGCCTTTTCGATTCTTTCGGTGTTGTCCTCGACCCATCGTTTGAAGTTGTCGGGCACATCCTTGACCTCATTCAGCGGTTCCTCCCAAAAATCCCTATCCGTGCCCTCGTTGGCTATAATTGGCACTGCATAGCACTTGCAGTTCGGGTGCCACCCGATGAATTTGAAAGATTTCGGATATTTTCCCTCCATTGCGTCACATATTTCCAGCGGCGCACGCCCTTTTTTGAAGCGCGGATACCAGAACTTTGCCAGCCACTGTACGTGCGATTTTGATGTTTTTACCTCATATCCGACAATAAAATCAAGTTGTTGCCAGCGGATACTGTCGGCTTCACGATAAGCGCTGTTTATTTCGGTGCGAGCCATACGCATAGCATTCTGATAAGATGACCGGTAAACGCCTTGCCCAGGGTGATAAGCCTGCGCCACTTTCGACAGGGTAAGATTGCCGAACGCATTTCGGACACGTCGAAATAGTTTGTCCGGCTCATTCAGATAGACGCGTACATCACGGCTTATATCGGCAGCGCTTCGGCCTTCGCTGATACCTATAGATAAGGATAATTCTATGTGCCGTTCGAACTGCTTGGCGATACTCCAAACTCTTTCGGATAAATTATGCCCGTAAGTTGTTCTACGTTGAAATGCCTCAAGTGCACCGAGATTGTGAAGCATCCATCCTTTTTTCGGATTGTCGAATAGTTGTTTTACCCATGAATCGTTCTTGTCGTTGGCAAAAAACCATTCCGAAGTGATCCCCGCTGTAATTATAGTGGACAACTTATTTCGGAATGAAGATAACGAGGCATCGGCTTGTTTACTACGGCTTTTGTTTGATGAGAAGGCGAACAATCGCCCCGTATTGGGTTGATATTTATATCCCATTCCCAGTCGAATCAATTCATCCGAGGCCACATCATACAAAGCCTCTATCTGTCGTAGATATTCTTCGACATGCGTTTTATGCTGTTGCTCCCATTGGGCGGCTTTCAAATTCAATCCGGGCATCGTTTCGAATTAGAATGTTGGCTCTATAATATTGTTCATAGATGCCTCTGCCTTCGCTTGCTTTATTCGCTCGATTTCAGCGGTAACATCATCGGCCGTTCCCATTAGTTCAACGCCCTTTTCCAGCGACATAACGCCATCCTGCACAGCACGGCCTATAGCCGCCCAACGTGCGGTGACATCTTCATTGAACGGTTCGGCAAATTCGTGTTCTATTTTGAGCGCAGCCAAATCAGGACGCAAATGAATATGGGTTACATTCATCATAATAGCGAGAATAAGATTTTTCTCCCTATCTACGGCTATGTCGTATATCTCTTTATTATTTTCGCGCTTGATATATCCCAGTACCATCGCGCGTTTGATCGCTTCGCCCGACAAAGTTCCCAGCCCAGCCATTTTCTCGGGTGTAAACTCGGGCGTGAAAGTGTCGAACAAGATGGACTGCGCGAGGTCTTCCTTTTCCCGTTGCTGCGTCTCGGAAGAGGTCGGTGGATTGATGTACTCGAATTTTGAATCCGCTCCGGTCATCCGAATCATTTTCCCGGGCTTGTCGGCTCGACCTTTCAAAAAATCTACGACATCGCCCGTTGCTGCGGCGATAGGGTCTGCGAAATAGTTATTTGTGTCGGATATTTTGCTGTCTATATCCTCCTCGCGGTCTATGCGGGGGTTGAGGCCTCCCCACGCTTTATCCTGTCGGTAGTAGATAACATTGATTTTTCCGGTTGGATTGGGAGTTGCAATAACCTCCCAATTAAGAGATCCTCGTTTGCATCGGTAGATCGTATCAGGTGTTTGAATATCGAAATGCTCGATAGTTGATGTCCCCTCTTTAAGGTAGTACCCATACCCGAATGCAATGAGGTTCTCGTATAGGTCGAATAATGGACGTAGGGTGTATCCTTTCGACTTGCAAATTACCACAACTTTTACCTGCGGTTGGAAATTCTCGTCCCGATAGATGTGGTAGAGCTTGGCACATTCAGTTTCTGCTCCCGCAATGCGTTTTGCTTTACGCATGGAAACGTTGAATCGTGTATCTTGCAAAAATTGATTATATGCTTCGAAAGCCTCGTCCGAACCTTCGTTGTTCACCTTCTTCCATCGTATCGGATTCCCGAGCAGAAAGAATAGTTCCACCTCATTGATGTACTTCTGTCGTGCACGAGGCAACTTCTCGGTACGATAAGGCTCCTGGCCTTTCCGCATCTTATCGGCCTTTCGCATAATACGGTGGAGTTCGGGGTTATATTCCTGAATCGCCTGCAAAACCTCCGTATCGCGATTCTGCATAAGTGTTTGAGCCTGTGTAATGTCTTTGTCCTTGATAAGCGTAAGCAGATCACGTTCTGCACCGGTTGCATTCAGATATTTATTGCGTATCGCATTGAGTAGGTTGTCTATAAATCCCATATCCGTACTTTTTACCAAATTCCTAAATCCTCTTTGTCTAAATCTTCTTCATTGTTGAAATACCCCCGCTTTTCGATTACTCCGGTCAGGGCATCTTCGGCGTCGTCATGGCTGTTGAACTCCTGCTGCTTACGGTATGATTTGACATGCGAGGCGAACTCCGGCCATTTGTGCTCCCATCCGGTCGGAAAATAAATAAGGTTTTGCACTTCATTCGATCGCGTGAAAATACGCACCCTTTTGTTGGCGGTCTGCGTAAATGGGTTGAACGATGTAAAGTTGTTACCGATTATTCGGCACTGCGCCTCAACATTGCGCCCGAAAGACCTGCCGCCATTGTTGCTCTCGACGTAGCAGATCTCCGTCTTGTTTCGGGACAGCATCTCGGCTGTTGCCGGCTCGGTATATTCCATCGGTTTCTGTGTATATAAAATGTCCGTCACGAAATTGCCGATGGGAGTTTCCGTATAGCAAATAGAACACAGATAGTCACTGCCGGTATCAGCGGTATCCGTGTAGTTCTTTCGCTTCATAGATGCTGCATATGGAATTATGTCGTATGTCTTAAACTCTCCATACATCAAACCTTCCAGCGGCTTCGGGTTCTGCATATATTGCGTTTCAAAGACAAATGAGTTCGATCTCTCGATTTTGTGCAGTTCCTCCAGCGTATGCTTAAATTCCCAGAGAGGCTGTTCCTGTCCGTTTTCGTCATGCCAGATGCAGGGCAACGAAAGTACCGTCCATTCCTCCGGCTCGATCTCCTGAAGATAGCCGCATAGATCGTGCTCATGGAGCCGTTGCATAATGATTATGATAGGCGTATTGCGCGAGTTCACGCGGTTGCGGATAGTCGATTCAAAGCGATTGTTCACCCGCTCGCGGATCGTTTCGGATAGTGCATCTTCCGGTTTGATCGGGTCGTCGATAACAATAGCTCCCGCAAAATCGCTTTCCCACGCAGGAATAAAATCACCCATTTCGCGCCGCTCCCTATACGGATCATTTACTTGACCTGCACCAAATCCTGTAACCTGTCCTGCTGCACTTACTGCATACAGTCCGCCTCCGACGGATGTATACCACTTTTTAGCATTCTTGCTTTCGACGACTACTTCAGGGAAAAGCCGCTGGTAGTAGTCTGATTGTACCGTTTCATTGATCTCTTTCGAGTTGTCGAGAACAAGATCATCGGAGTATGATAGGTGTATGAACTTACTGCGGGGGTTTAACGCCAGCCCGTAGGCGATGAAGTTCTTAGAGACAAGTTCGGTCTTGCCATATCGTGGCGCAATATTGATAATAAGACGCTTTATTTCGCCACGGACGACTTTGTCAAGAGCTTCGCATATTTTGCGATGATGATCGCCGACAATAAACCGCATCCCCGTCTTATGCTTGAACATGTAACGGGTGAAATTCAGCATACCGGAAAGACAGAAGGTACGCTCTATGTCTATGTCGCGAATCGGAGTAGTGCGTTAATACTCTTCGTTAAGTTTTAACCCATATTGTCTTGCCTCTTCGGGAGAGAGAGTGCGAGGTGGAATAAGTTCGGCACCATCTGCTCCTGTAACCTCTTGACGTTCTACATATCCCCGTTTTTTTCCGCGTGTTTTGAGAGTGAAAATGATCGCTGTTTCGGAGGGACGTTCGATCCAACCGGCAAATCTCTTTTCGCCATTCTCGTCCTTTTCGATGGCCGGAACGCCGGCAACCAATTTACGCAGGTTGCTTTCGGCCAAATCAACGAACCGTTCACGGGAATCTTCGAGGGCTTGGGCGAATTGCTCATCATCATTGCACCATGTGTAAATTGTGCTACGCTCTACACCTAAATTAGCAGCTATGTCTGACAAAATACCGCCGCAAGCATTTGCAACCTTGCGAAAGGTATCTAATTTCGGTTTTTTGGAGGGCATTGCCATTTTTTATACTGTCGTTTTTGTCGTTATTCGACCCGTTCAACCATATCCGAGAACATTTCGCCGGGGATTATTTTGTCGTCTGGCCTGAACCCGAACCGAAGCATGAATGATGATTTCGCCCTATAAGACTTAAAGTTGAGCATTACATAGGATTCGATGTCTTCCGCTTTTTGCTCTGCCTGTTGACGAATCTGTTCTTTCATCTCCTTTACCGCGGCCTTGCGTTCCTCAAACGGTCGTTGTATCTCTTCGAAATCACCTAACGTATCAGACAGTTCTGAACTTATTTCGTCCTGCATGACGGATATACCGTATATGTTCATGTCTGCTTCAGAAAGGCCAGCGGCTTTATAGTCTATTTCCGGTACAAGTACTTTTATTTTCTCCATGTCGAATTCTCCCATTGCGGAGGGCGAGTTCATGAAGATATTTTGTTCGCGCTCTGTCTTGTCGTCTAACTCTACAGCTTCTACCTTGATCTCATAATCCGTTTCAGGTGTCCCGTCGTAATTGTTGATGATGTCAAGCGTCTGTACGCGCTTGTGCCCTGAAACCAGATAAGATGACAACTGATTCCATACGATACCGCCCAGATAGCCGACAGTTTTAAAGTTCTTTTTGAGCTTCTTGATGACTTCAGGGTCTTCTTTGCGTGGATTGTATGGAGCAAAGTTGATTTGTGATCGCTTGATTACGACCGTTTCACTTTGCTTGTATTTGGGCTGCTGCTCTTTTCTCTTCGTCATATCGCAGTAATATATTTCGGGATAAGGGGAATACTTTGTAAATCTTTTCGAGGTCTTGCGGATAATGCCGGCGGAGGTAATCGAATACCTCCGGCAAAAACGTCAGACCTTGCGATTTGTTCTTGTTGTAGGATATGGGTTCAGGCAGTTTCTTTGCCTTGATGTAGGCCATGACGTCCGATTTCTTCCACTTGGATAGAGGATATACCTTGTTCGTATTGCTTATAGCTTCGTTCTCGTATCCGCGCAACATAAGACAGCGATTCATTCCGTCCGACTGCTTCATTCCATAGAAAGAGTAAGATATTCCCGTCTTCATCCGGACGGATTCATCAACGTCTTTCAACGATAACAGCTTTACATTGGGGTTAGGAATGCAGTATAGCCCACAACGCAAAACACGCGTCAACGTCCAATGGGGGACTTGCAGTATGGTAACATTGGCATAACGAGCTTTGACTGCTCGCAAATAGTTGTCAATGTGGTCGAGGCCCTTGACGAAATACATGAACACGCAAACGATCTCTTTGAAGTGCGGAGCCATTAGGTCGAGCAATACCTCGCTGTCTTTGCCACATGAATAAAAAAGGATCGCCCTGTCCGTTTTTTGACGGACAGAGGCAATCACTTCGTTTGCATGGTCTATCGGGGTCATGATTAACCTGTTGCCATGCCAAAGGCGGCGCGAATGTCGCGTGCACGACCGGCACGATTCGTCGCACGACCGCCTACTGCACGATAACGAACACGGCTAGCGCCTGTCGTCCGATTGATTCGATTTCTTACTGAATTTCGAGTGCAGCTTGAATTTTAGAAGTCTGACAATAATGTTTATTTTCTATCCATTGACTAACCCTAATCTGGAGCGCATAGCCGAGACAGCTTGTTTGTTCCCTGTTCTCTGATAATAGGGCAACAATGCCTTTGCATTCGCTCTCATGATTCTATTTGACCTATCAATACCACCACCGCTTACCCTATTTGCATTAGAAATAAGAGCACGTAGCGTTTGTTGCCCGATTTGTTCTGCTGTTTTTTGTCTTCGTCTTCGAGTGCAGCAATGATTTTAAGGGTTTAACAATTCATTTTCTCGATTACCTTGCCGAGGTGGTAGTCGATCTCGGTCATGGTATATTCGTTACCGTTGTGCTCGTACACAATCGGCTCTTTCGTCTCTTCGTCGCAAACATCTACCAGCTCGACGCCTTTGACTTCGACCAGCGCGCCGGGGCGATTCTTTTCGTAACCTACCCAGAACTGTATGGCATCGTAGTGGTTGATAACCGTATCAACGCCCTTCTCGCTGTCCCACGCCGATTCGGGCACGTCACTGTCTTTCTTGTAGACTTTGCCTGTGTTGTTGTCTCGGTATGAAATGTATTTCGTGTTGGTCGGGCGTACTTCGCGGGTCTCGACCGTTTTTTCACCCGACAAAATGGCGTCGAACCATTTTTGTTTGATGATAAGCGTTAAAATTTTCATAGCCGTAAATTTCATTAGTAGCGGGGGCAAGAATCGAACTTGCGCCTGCGGGACACTAACCCGCCGTGGTAACCTCTGCACTACCCCGCATATATCTGTTCGATGCAAAAGTGGACACGTTCGGCACATTATGCAAATCTTACTATTGAATTATTTATTAAAAATACGATTTTTTATTGAGAGCTGCAATTTTTAAGGTCTTTTCTTCACACACCCTTTGCAGCGGATAATCTCAAGCACTACTGCGTCATATTTGACGATCAATAGGCCGTCGCGATTGTTGTCTGCACCTTTGTAGGCTTTACACCCACACTTCAGCCGCGTGCGGTGACATGTCGCGTCCGTCAATTCGAATGCCTTTTTGAGTAATGTCAAATCGCTGCGTTTTTCTACGTACATCGTTGGTTTCATATATTATATAACTTTTACAAAGTTGAACATTCTGAATGACCGCCAGCCCTCGGCAACCGTATCGTAATAGGTTACGAGGTGTTTGTTAGGCTTACGGTCGTCACCTTTTGTTTCGGGGCATAAGTCGTCCTTAAGCGTACCGAATGCCTGTCGCAATTCACCCGTACTCGATTTGAGGTAGAAGAACTGCACGATGCCCGCGCGCATCTTTATCTTCAATTTGAACACCTGCCATGCCTTATGCAGACACTCAGCAAAGGTTACACCCGTCGCGCGGCACATCTGCCACGCCGTGCGCATGATGATGGAAAGGTCGGTTCGTTTCATTGTTATATAGGTTAAAAGTTGGTTTTTAGTTTGAGTAGTCGCAAGCACTCTTTCAACTCGCTGTCTGTGTATTTCTTGGCGATCTCTCGTGATATGCCGTTTGTGTTCATTGCGATTTTGATCGCAGCCTCTCTGTTCACCTTGAAGGATTTTCTTGTCTTCATAGCTTTTCAATTTTTTCAAATGTAACATAATACAGCCTATTGCCAACGAGTACCATTGCGATATTCAGTTTATCGAACTGTCCTCGATATTCACCAGTATTGCGTCCGAATCTCACCGGGTCGCCAATTTTTATGTCTTTCATATCTTTCATTTTTACCACCGGCGGCAGGTGCCGCCACGCTTCGGGCCTGAGGTCTGTTTATAGCCGCCCGAACGGCTTTTTAATCGAGTTTGTAAAGCAGCAACTGGCAATCTTCAACGTGTAGAACTCTCGTCGGTTCGACTTTGTCGATGTATCCGAAGAAGTCGTTTTTATCTGCATAGACGTACGCCCACTGGCCTTTCAGTTCGATTTCTTCTCTTGTGCCGAAATAGGCTACGGTGTCATCTACCTCTTCAACAAGGCCCCATGCCTCATTGCCAATACCTTCTCTGTTGATCGCGTCGATCACTTTAAATGCAAATGCGTTCATAGTTCTATTGTTTTTATTTGTTAGTTCAACATTTTCTTCAACCAGTCAGCAGCTTCTTTGTCTTCTTCGCCGTCCTCGTCATAAACTGCTTCAACGGCTACCGTTTCGTCCTCGATCGACCAGCTCGGCGCCGTCCAGTAGTCACCCTTGTCCTCGACGATCTCGGCGTCGTATGCGATAACGGCCGTAATACCGTTACTCTCGATCTCGAAGGTCTCGGCTTCGCCGTTGAGCTTCGTAATGTACGCTGCCGCCTGCTTGGCGAGGTTTTGCATCGTGGTATAGGTTGCCGTTGTCATAGTTATTATAGCTATTGGTTTTATTTTCTGATGCAAATATAAAGCTATAAATTTAATTATGCAAATAAAAATTAAAGTTTTTGCTATTATTTTTGTAGAAAAATAAAGTTATAGCTACATTTGTACCAACACCAAACATTTAAAGCTATGGATATAAAGAGATCAATAAAAGCTAACGGCTTAACTGTTAAAGAAGTGGCCGAAAGAATGGGAATTACACCCGTAGGACTTAGCCAACATATTAATGGGAATCCGAGTGTAGAAGTGCTTGAACGTATCGCCGCTGCTATTGGCTGTAACGTGGGGGATTTTTTCGCCCCTCAGCCGACGAACACGATAATGTGTCCGAAATGCGGTACGGTGTTAGAGGTCAAAGAAAGGAAATAATCATGGAGCAAGAGTTGATCCTATACAATTCGGTGGATGGGAAAAGTCGCGTATCCTTATTAGCACGCGACGGTTCCGTTTGGCTCAATCAAGCACAGATCGCAGAACTTTTTGCCACCTCTGTTCCCAATATCAGCCAACATATAAATAACATATTAAAAGATGGTGAGTTACCAGATGAATCAACTATTAAGGAATACTTAACAGTTGCCCCAAACGGCAAATCGTATCAAATAAAATTTTATTCACTGGAAATGATTTTGGCAATAGGTTTCCGCGTCCGATCCATCCGTGGCGTGCAATTCCGCCAGTGGGCAAACCGCAATCTCGCCGAATATCTCCGTAAAGGCTTCGTTATCGACGATGAGCGCCTGAAAAACCCAGACGGCCGCCCCGACTATTTCGACGAGTTATTGGATCGCATTCGGGATATACGTGCCTCGGAAAAGCGATTTTATCAGAAGGTGCGCGATCTGTTTGCATTGAGCAGCGATTACGACACGACGGACAAGGCTACGCAAATGTTTTATGCCGAAACGCAAAATAAGCTCCTCTATGCCGTAACAGGACATACATCCGCGGAGATCGTGATGCAACGAGCCGATGCAAATGCTCCCAATATGGGGCTTACCTCCTGGAAAGGTGCCGTAGTACGCAAGCAGGACGTTATTATTGCTAAAAACTACTTGACACACGACGAACTCGATTCTTTGAACCGGTTGGTTGTGATCTTCCTCGAAACAGCCGAGTTCAGGGCAAAGAGCAGGAAAGACCTTACGATGGGATTTTGGAGGGAGAACGTAGATAAAATTCTGGTATCGAACGATCAGCCCCTTTTACCCAATGCCGGTACGGTTGGCAAAGAGCAAAAAGACGCATTCGCCTACCAGGTTTATGAAGAGTTCAACGCCCGCAGAAAACGTAAGGCCGCAATCGAAGCCGATCGGGAGGATATGGAACAGTTAAAGGAGCTGGAATCCGAAATCAAACACCGAAAATAAGACCTGCCTGCATTGCGGGAAATTGATAACCATAAAGGTGGAATAACCACAGCGACACGACGATATGGAACTGCAACCCATCCAAAGCAAAATTTACGAAATACGAGGCCAGCGGGTGATGCTGGACCGTGATTTGGCGGAATTGTACCAAGTAACAACAAGCGCTCTCAATCAAGCGGTAAAGCGTAATATCGAACGCTTTCCGCCCGATTTCATGTTTCAACTGACAGATGCCGAAACTGAAAATTGGAAATCACAAATTGTGATAACCAATTCCATCACGATGGGTTTACGCCGCAACCCCTATGCGTTTACCGAGCAAGGCGTTTCTATGTTATCGGCTGTTTTGAAAAGCTCCGTTGCCATACAAGTAAGTATCGCTATTATGCGTGCTTTCGTAGCGATGCGGAACTACATCACGACCACGACGACAGTAACGGCCGAGTTGGCCGAAATTCGGGCGAAACTGGCGTTACTGGAGCGGGTGGACGCCGACAATGCCGAGGCGGTCAGCGATCTGTCGGAAGATATGCGCAAGGAGCTTGATAATATCTACAACGCTATTGCGGCGTTGTCGGTCAAGATACCGCAGGCACGCAAACCCGCCCGCAAAATTGGATTCCAACAAGCGGAGCAAAAGGCGGAAGAGTAGCAACGTACCCGACGAACACAATCACCTGCCCGAAGTGCGGGACGGTGCTGGAGGTAAAAGAAAAGGAATAAATAAAACTACATTCCTATGACACAAAAGCAGGCCATACAGTTGTTCGAGGACCGCAAGGTGCGCACCGTTTGGGACGAGCGGACGGAGACGTGGTATTTTTCCGTTCTCGACGTGATCTCCGCTCTGACGGACACCGTGAATCCGACCGATTATTTCAAGAAGATGCGCAAGCGGGATGAAGCGCTCGCCTCGTTCGTGGGGACAAATTGTCCCCAGATAGCCATGAGGTCAGAAACGGGAGTGATGCGCAAGACGCTGGCCGGAGATGTGAAAACCGTCCTGCGGATTATCCAGTCGATTCCGTCACAGAAAGCCGAGCCTTTCAAGCAATGGATGGCGCAGGTGGCAAGCGACCGCCTCGACCAAATGCAAGACCCTGAGTTATCTATTGAGCAGGCCGTAGCCGATTATAAACGCCTTGGATATTCGGATACATGGATTAACCAACGCTTGAAAAGTATCGAAGTCCGTAAACTTCTCACTGACGAGTGGAAACGCGGGGGCGTTGATGGAACGCAATATGCCACCCTTACGGACATTATCACGAAGGAGTGGGCCGGACGTACCACGAAAGCCTACAAACGTTACAAGGGGTTGAAAAAGGAGAACCTGCGGGATAATATGACCAATGTCGAACTGCTGTTGAACTCATTGGCCGAGGCCTCTGCTACCGAACTTTCCCGAAACGAAAATCCAATAGGTTTCAAGGCCAACGCCAACGTCGCCAAACGGGGCGGTACAGTAGCTAAAGTTGCCCGACAACAACTCGAAAGCCAACTCGGACACTCTGTCGTATCACCCCTCAACGCTCGGCAATACCTCGGAACGTTGCCCGACAATCCGCCACCCGAAACAGCGCACCTTACTTCAGCGGTAAAATCGACGAAACCGATTACATGCGACACCTCAAACGAGGAGGAATAAATAGTTCTCAACTTAAAAACACAAATGAAACTAAAGTAATAAACGCATCGAATTCGATGCGTTTTAGAATATGAAATGTAATATGGAACCGTCTCTGAATATTCGATCATTTCGAATAGGCAATTTAGTGTATAACCCCCATCTTGAGCGAATTGGGTATATTGCAGAAATTACGCGTGCAGACATGACGTTATTTCATGGTGAGATGCTAATTAAGGAAGCCGGATTTTATCATGAGATTTTAGATAAAGTAGTATTATGAGATGTTAGGCCTATACGTTTGACTCCAACGTTATTGGAAAAATGCGGCTTTGAGAAAGAATTTAGCGACTGTTACCAACGATTTGACTACTATATCATCCCCCGTGTGATATGCTTATCTCCTAAAAAAGAAGGGTTCTGTTGGCAGGTGGAAGACGAAATCGACGATTGCAATGTGGATGTGCCCATAAAGTATCTGCACCAGCTCCAGAATATATATTTTACATTGACCGGAACGGAGCTGAATGTAGAAAAGATATATGATGCGAGAATGTAAAAAGCCGAGGGAACTCGGCTTTCTGTTTATCATTTCAAACCGACCGAATCAAAAATAGGGTACGGTTCGATATGTCATTTTCTCGGTTCATGATTGAGGCGGGATTGTGAGTTGATTATCTTTTTTAGTCGGTCTCGACCGCAATACCTCCAATATCACTCGGTCACCGTCGAGAACCAGCATCCCGTGCCGACGGGGATCACCACCTTTTGTGCGGTGCTCGGCCTCGCATTCGGTGCGGATCCGGACACAACGGAAACCTGCGGCCTCGAAAGCCGATCCGATTAACGATAGGTCGCTGCGTTTGGGGACGCAGTACATGGGGTTAATTGCCGCTTCGATGCGGCCCATGCGTTCGATGCGCTTTTTCATTTTGATTTAGCAATAAAAAACTGCGTTACGAGTTGCTCGGCTCAAAATGCAAGCCGTCGGGCGTTTCCGCTACCGAACTCGACGCAGTTAAATTTAACTGTATGTATAGATACAAAATACCCAATATGGTTGGATATGTTTGTATCGCATTTTGATTTAGCAATGCAAATATAATGATTTTGTAGGGAATAACAAAGGCGAGATTTATTCTCGCCTTTGTTTTGAAACATATATCCTATCTGATTACTTTTTTTGAAGTTTTATTTCCAGTGTTATATTATCTCCTGCTACACCCATAGACACTTCGGCAATTCCGTTTGAGATAGAATGTACTTTGTATCTGTATAATTCTTCCCCGTCTATATAAGTATATATCATATCCCCTTCAGCTTTGTATGTTCCTGAACCGTTGCCAAAATACCCGCTTCCCGAATATGTACCATTTTCATAAAATACAACAGAGAATGCAAGATTTGTGTGTGGCGGTTGGGTTATATCTATCCATTCGCCGTTACTTTGTATGGCAATTCCCTGCCATGTGCCATAAAGATTCTCAATGTCGAACTTGAACGATTCTTGCTCATCCTTTTCGCACCCCATAAAAGTAACTGCACAAATAACAGCCATCAAAAGTAAAAATTTTTTCATAACATAAATTGTATTGGTTAGATGCTGCAAAGTTACAAAATTCCCCCCCCCGCAAAATAATGAGCCTATTTTTTTGAAGTTGTGCCGAAAGTTCCGAGGTTTGTAAAAACGCTGAAGCTATGATTTGGATTTATATTTTGCTATTCGTGATTATTGCGTTGATTGTGTATTTGATCTATCTTGTTCGTTTTTGGGGCAGAACTAATATTGAATTGACAGGTGATACTTATACTGGATTAAACAATGTTCTGTGTAGAATATTGAATCAAGACAGATTAAAAAAGTAATTTACTGATTTTTTGCATTGCAATCCAAGTCCATTCAAAAATAGTGTGTCCCCAAAATTGAGAGGCGCAAATAGATATGATAGCTAATGCAATAGCCCAATGCGCTTCGCGCCTACTTATTTTTAAATTGCGAAGTTCTAAATTATCCCGTTCTTCTTGTTTGCGTTGTTCGTTATAGATGACTGCACATCCTCCCTGGTCTTTACACACTGATAAATTAGCCGCAGCTTTTAACCATATTCCACCCCCTTTTATTTCAATGACCATATGATCTTCAAGAACGCGCAGTATTCGCATCCGTTGTTCTTCATTTGGGATTAATGTTTTGACGGCATCCATATTAAAATAGGCCGGATTTCTTGATAATTCATTTAGAAAAACGTCGGCAATGTTAATGTCTCCTTTTTGTAGTTTGGCTATCATAAGGTTCATTGAATAGTAATTCAATCTGAAATTTGCATCGGCTCCTATTTTTTAACTCTTCTTTGAATGCTTATTATCAGGTGTCTGAATTACAATATATTTTTGTAATTCATTGATATACATTATTTTAGCTCCAATTTTATGGGGGGGGGGATTTTTGACCCCTAGATCTGTCGGAGCAGCCGGAAAGCCTGTAGAAACGCCTGAAATCGACGCAAACAGCCTATCGTAACGAACATTAAGGTCTTCCATCAGTTTATCGGCGACCTTTACGTCTTCTTTCCGCAGTAAGGTTTCCAGATGCAATATGCTGTTTAGTTAGTTCCACGTTCTATTTTCGGCGGGCCGGGCCTCTCCCGCCGGATTTGGGGCTTCCTTTATTTCAGATAAAATTTAACGGTTGATATGAGTTGGTCCGATAGTTTGTAAATGTCAGTAAGTGCTGTAATTAAATGTTTTGTTCCTTTCTTTTCCTCGTCAAACGTTTCAACATACTTTTTCCCTCCGTTGAAATGCAAGCGACAAATAGGCTTTCGATTGTTATCATCGAAAAGGATAGCGAAATATGACTGCGCATCCCGATCTACGACCCGATCAAGATCAACGGTATTACAGAGAATAGCTCGCACGATGTAGAATCCCATAAGTTCTTCATCAGTGGTCACTATCTTATTTCCATCTTGCATATCCTCTTCATTTGCAACCGATTTCTCCGTGGAGACATTTGAGGACACCTCGACCGACGGAACGTCAGGCGTAATGGCAGATTTAAGCCTTTCGTTTATATAGTCATTCGTGTACTGTTGAAATGCCCGTTGAATCATCGGACGGAACTCGTCAATGATGTTCTTTGTTACCACTCCGTCATAAACCTGTTTAGTCATAAATTTCACAAATAAATCGGATGGATTACTACTTTCCTTGACAATCAATGACCGAAGCGCATTTATGTACTTCATTTCTGTGGCGGAATTGAGTATCATATACGTATTATACTGGTCATGTCGGAATTGCTTCAACTTCTCAATATGGCTATCCTTTAAGTTAAGCATATCTATCTCAAAGAACGGCTTATCGTCCATTTTGTTAGGAGTGTCCAGATCTGTATAGAACTGATAGTTGATTCCATTCGTTAGTACTCCAAATTTGGCCTGCGATACATGGTAGTAGCGGAATAGTTGCGCCTTGTATTTGCTTAAGTCAGCCGACCAATGTTTACACTCAATTAGCATGATCGGCTCGCCGTCCATACATACGGTATAGTCGATTTTTTCGCCTTTCTTCGTTCCATAGTCGCAAATACATTCGGGTGTAACCTCTTCCGGATTGAAAATATCGTAGCCGAGTGCTTGCAAGAACGGGAGGACAAATGAGGTCTTTGTTGCCTCCTCCGTCTTTACATTGTCTTTGAGTTTGCCGACGCGCTCAGCAAGGATTAGAAGTTCGTCTTTAAAGTCCATAGAGTTGGTTTATTTTGAATTATTATCGTCTATATATTTGAGCACGCGTTGTAGTATTTCTCCGTTTTGACGGATGATTTCTGAATTTTGGGTCAATATTATTTCGTATTGCCGATCTCTTTTCTCGAAAAACGAGATGAATTTTTGATCTTCCATACTTGAAATAGAGGGTTCGCGATTACTATAATATAGTAGTATGTATTTAGCATTTGCTTCACTCGGCTCTACCTTGCCACTTAACCATTGACCTATAATCGATTGGGATAATCCCGTGTCCTGCGATATACGATATGCCGTATAGCCCAATTCTTTAAGTAGGTTTATGGCTTTATGTTTCAAATCTTCATTCATGTCGCGATATTTTTATAATACTACATATAAGTATAAATATTTCCAATATAGAATACTTTGATATTTTATTGTTGTGCTAAAATATTTTAGTATATTTGCATTGTAATTCAATTATTGTATGACAAATTTAATTACAAATAGCGAAAAATCAAGAGGTAACAATGCTGTAGCATTGCTTTTACCCTTCGAACGGTATGTTCAAAGTATCACTAACCTTGAAGAACGCAAGCGACTTTGTGATACTTGCAAGCAGGCTATCGGTATTCGAAGCAACACTCAATTATGGAACTACCGCGTAGGCAACGTCCGGCCTGATATGCTGAAGCGACGAGAACTTGCCAAGATCATTCGCCGTCATTCCGGCGATAGCAGCTATACCGCCGACAACCTCTTTCCCGTGGAATTTTACAACAGATAGATAATATGAAACGTATTCAAAGATTTCACAAGACGAAATGTGCGGCAGAACGATATATCGCAACACTCGGTACTGATGCCCGGTTTTATCATGCGTATAAATGTACGAGCGGCAGTTATTGGGTCGGGACGGAATTAGAATGGTTGAATCGGTACTAATACATCATATGCAAACGATCCGCAATATAGAGTTTTTCAACGATCCCGAGGGAGGGGTAATGGTACGCGATACCGAAGGCGTCCATACTTACCAGCCCGAAGACAAGATGCTGACAGGGGCATTGTTTACCCGCATCGAGACCGAATATCCGAAAGCATTCAAGGCTCTCGCCGAGATTTACCGCAAGAGCCGTGCAAACGTGAACTACTACCGGTTCCTGATCTGCCACCGTTTTATTCGCTGCAATTTCGGACGGTTGGACAACAGGCAGGACATCGACGGGATGGGGCGCTTCACCTTTGAGGATGTGAGTTGTCCGATCAAAGGCGAATGCAAGTATGCCGGCATTATATGCAGCCCCGAGTTCGATACCCGATTGACCGAGCGGCAGAAGGAAGTGATGAAACTCTATATGGAGGGGATGGGCGATGAAGAGATCGCGGATATGCTTTACATATCGCCCGAGACGGTGCGCACAACGAAGCGCGACGCCTTCCGTAAGGCCGAGGTACATTCGTTGGCTGAGTTCGCAATCCAATACAAGGATAAGTTATGAAAACTCCGTGGCGATGGTGGCGGGAACGCCAAGCGACCGATAAAACATGCAAACACTTGGCGCTCATGACGGAAGATATTACAAATATCACAGACCGGCTGGTGGCGTTCGTGTGGGAAGATATTGAAAAGATCATAGACCAAATGTCGGAGGATTTGTTCCGGCCGATTGAAAGTATTAAACCAATAAAAAAGAATGTGATGAAAGATTTACTTAGCTGCGAAGGCCGGAGGTTCCGGTGTAAGATTGATGGTACTCTTGCCACAGGGATAATTCGAGTGGTAGATAAATGTGGTATTTATGCCAAAATGACAAAAATGGGTTTCACAGCATCGACAAAAAAGGATATAAATATGCATGGTATGTTTACTCTGGAACCGAAGCAGATTTTGCTCGTCCCAATGTCAGGGTCACCGATTTCCGGGTTATTCCTATAACCGCCGAAGAGATCGAAGCCTACAAGGATTGGCAGGTGGGGGATCGACTCAGAAAAAAAGACGGATCATCCCGAACTATAGAGGTTATCTTCCGCTTCGGAGAACTCATAGTGGGCAAATTTATCGATACAAGGAGAGCTTTAACTAACTACACCTGCGATGAGCTATACGAGGATGGTTTCCGCCTCATTGTCGATCCTGCTCCTGAGGAGGAGATCGTCGAGGTGACGATGGACGAGATCGCCAAGTTGAAGGGCGTGCCCGTTGAGCGGCTGCGAGTGAAGAAGGAGGACAAATAACGACAAAGAGTGCGTGGTAGAATGGTATTACGAATCGATTAGTGGTAAAGACCAAGTGTACTCACGATGCGCTTAATGGACAGTACACCCTGAAGAGCGCAGATGTTCAAACAGAAGCTAACCGATTGAAAGGCATTCCAGACGTGGAATGTTTGCCAGTTCGAATCTGGCCGCACTCCCTAATCAATATAAAGTATTATGAACGAGCCAATTATTATTACCACTCCCGCAGAATTGCGCTCTATTGTCGCTGACGAAGTGGCGGCGATTTTGCCGAAGCTCGCCGATTTCAGGCGTAAGAATGAACCGGTAGAAATCGACAATTTGTCCGTTGAAGAAGCCGTGCGGTTTATTGCGGAGCAAGGTATCCCGACCACCCGTTCGACGATTTATAATTGGGTTTTTCTAAAAAAGATCCCATTTAAGAAAATTGGACGCCGCACGGTGTTTTCCAAAAAGGAGCTTCTTGCTTGGATCGAATCCCGTACGACTTTGCCGGAGGACAGACGGGCCGTTGCAGCTGCGCGTATCGCCAAAAGTGCTAACTGCAAATAAAATGACAGATAGGCTACTACCGAACCAGTGACTAATATGTACTTCTATGCTGTACTGGTCGGCCCTGGTAGTGGATCAACCGAGCACTATCCGCGCCCAACGTTCTTTCATTCGAGTAAAGTTAAGAGTTGAGATTAGTTGAGTTTGCCATTTCCGGGCGCGGATTTTCAAAGTCCGTATCGGGTTGAATGTCCCGGTGCGGGCGCAAAGGACGGCACGGAAGCCGTAGGGGTCCTAAAGCCTGCCATAAACCCCGGCCGCAAGGCAGAAAGGCTGGAACGAATAAGCGGTTCATTGAAATACGAGAACCATCCGAAGGGATGTAAAACCCGGCGAGCGACTTGGCGCAGAAGGGCGGATATTAGGCCGATCAATACCAAAAAGCAGGCGACGATCCGGAGCAATTCGGGGAGCCGGTAGCGATATACCCTGCGATTCAGTCGTGGTCTTCGATGACGACAGGGTGCAAATTTTAATCAAAACAATTTACGTGCAATGTCAAACAAAGTATTTACCCCAGAGAACATTTCCAAATTAAAACAGAACGAGGTCTTTGTATTCGGCAGTAATAAGGCCGGTAACCACGTTGGCGGCGCAGCTCGTGTCGCGGTCGAGAAGTTCGGCGCGATCATGGGGCACGGCGAGGGCTTACAGGGCCAGTCCTACGCTATCCCTACGCTCGATGAACAGATGGACAAGGTGTCTACCGAGGAATTGACGCGATCGGTACGGAGATTCGCAGACTATACACGGTACAATACCGATAAGGTTTTCTATGTAACCAAGATCGGATGCGGCATCGCTGGATTCTCGGTCGAAGAGATTGTGGAAGTATTCAAAAGCGTCTCGTTCGGCGATAACGTGGTGCTTCCGCAAGAGTTCGGCGAAGAAAAACATATCGATGGATTTAAAGGGTTCAATGCAGATATGACCTGCCTGGGCTTCAAATTCGAGGAGGGCAAGACTTACGAAGAGGATGTTGAGTTGAAAGTTTGTAATCGAGGCTTTCATTTCTGCGAATCACCGTTCTCTGTCCTTAGCTATCGTGATATGCTGGATGATGAATGCAAGTTCATCCCTGTGCATCATGTAACAGCTTTGGGGCGATGTCATTCCGACTCGGATAAAACGGCGACGACAAAGATTCACATCGGGGCAAAACTCGATTTCAAAGGATTCATTAAAGCTGGTATAGATTTCATTTACGAGAAGTGCATCAAAGAGGGTCCGACCGACAATGTTAATTCGGGCGACGACGCACAGATCGGCTCCTCGGGCGACCTCGCAAAGATCGAAAGCGAAGGTAACAATGCTGTTGTAGCAGCCATAGGTATAGATTCAAAAATAAAGGCAAAGAAAGGTAGCTGGATTACCCTCGCTGAATATGGCGAGGATCTGAAACCAGTGTGCGTAAGGTCTGCACAGATCGATGGGAAATCGCTCAAGGAGGATGTTTTCTATCAACTGAAAGGCGGCGAGTTTGTCGAAGCAGCAGAATAACAGCAAATATCATCCACAAGTAAATCTTTACCAACATGCAAACCTTCTTTTCCGAAAGCACAGTCAAAAGTCTGTGGGGCACGCTTGCGGGCCGCCTCTGGCGTGCGTGGTACCGCCTCAAGAGCAAGGTGCGCCGGATGATCGACAAGTCCCGCCGCCGGGCATATAAACTCCAAAACCGACCCCGTGTCTATCGGGTAGAAATTCGATAGGACTTATCGTAATTTTCTCATAGTCGGCATAATAAAAGTATGTTTTTTGCATAATGAAAAACTTTCGTATCTTTGGAAATATGAATAACTCAGATGTTATGCAGGATATTAGGCTACATATTCATATTGAGGATACGCAACCGATGGAACTGCTGGATTTAACAAGTTCTCTCGTCGCGTTGAATAATCAGTATGTGGCTTACCTCAAAAAGCATCCCGAACAAAACATAAACAGCGATGCAAAGCTATATGTTAAAGAGATTCGGCATGGGAGCGTTATCGTGGAGCTTATCGATACTCTGGCAGTTGCCGTGTTGCCGTTTATGGAAAATGCCAATTCCATCATTGGTTTTGTCGGATATTGCAAAGATGCGATAAAATACTTTTTAGGGAAAAGAGCTGATAATCCGGGCTTGACGATTTCCGACTGCCGAGACTTCGGCAATTTAGTAAATCCGATTGCGGCGGATAATGGAGCTGTAATCAATATTGGGACATATATCAATGGAAATATAAACGTCGGATTGCAAGTGGATAGCATTGAATCTAATGCAATACAAAATGCCATAAGGAAAGAAATAGATAAACTATCGGCACACGAGCAAACCGACATCCACAAGAATGTGCTAATGACATGGCAGCAGGCCAGCAGCGACATAAAAAACAATGCCAAGAACAGAGGTGTTATTGATAGTATTTTCCCGGGTCATGCAATGAAAGTATTGTTTGACGATGAAAATATAAAGCGGATGATGTTGTACGGAGAAGACAATCCACTAACCTCGGTATATGTGGTGGACGTTAAAGTGGAAACGTCACAAAATAAGCCCGTTGCATACAGAATAGTCAAGTTTCACGAGATGTTCGAATCATAGTAAATTCCTACATCAACTTTGAAAAGGTGTCGATTTCGATGCCTTTTTCTTATTTGTTATTGCAAGATAAAAAATGATTTCGTATATTTGCCTTGCCAAAGACTCACGGTAACGTGATTACAAGTACATACGAACGCTATTTGAGGCGTGTCCCTGTTGCACTTCTACTCTACGTAGTCGTGGGTCTTTGGCGAGATTAGGGGGCGCGTCTCTCTTTTTGTACATTTTTGTTAAACTAACTTGTGTTCAATTAAATGCCAAAGACCGACACGAGTAGTAAGGTGAATAACAGTACCCTTACTCCGGCTGTATTCGACGTACAGCAACAAATCCATTACAAGTATCTGTACAGAACTCATCTCTTTCGAGTTGGCTTTTCAGAGCATCCCGAAACCTATCTTGTTAATATTAGCGGCACAACACTCGACGATCACAAGGTCGAGGTATCTCGCGTCTATGATGAGCTCCATCCATTGATGGCCATAGGACGTGCCGTTACGGAGTTCTACGACAACTATGTATGCGGCCGTATCGGCAGCATCATTATCAAACAACGAGTTGTCAAATAACCAATTCAGCTATGGCACACGTAATAACGCTTGCCGTTGTGATCGCACCGATCGCAGCGGTGTTCAACTGGGTGCTGTCCAGGCCCCGGCGTATGCGGATCACCCGCTATCTGTTGAATGAAATTTTCGAACAGCGATGAATACAGACTTGCACACAACAAAAGGCAATGTATCATGCCATCGGATGTATGACGAGTACATCGATTATCCGAGTATCGAGTGGGATAAGGGACTGCAAGCGACAAGTAAGTCCGAATGTCCCGCTCCATCGGATCAAATCCCTTATTTTCGGATCGGAGCTGCAATCTATCGGCAGGTGGCCGGAAAACTTCAGGATAAGCTCGGTGATCGTCATTGTATGTCAACAGTAAAGAACGAATGGGAGGATGAGGACGGCAATAGTTACACCTTTACGGACAGCTCTGTTTGGGTGTATCGTAAGAGGGTCCGATTCCCGGAAGGCAGTATGGAGGTCGTCGATGACTTGGGTTCGGGTTGGTGGGAGTTTCACAGTTATACGCCCGAAGGTGACGAGAAGATCAACGATTTTCAATTCAGCAAACTCAAGGAATATATCTGTTTAACCGAATAAAACATGTGAAACAAATGAAAACGAGAATCGAGATTTACGAAATCGACCGCCCGCAAAACATTGTTGCCTCGGGTTCTTGGAATAGGCAACTCTCGACTGCCGAGATACGCAAGGAAACCAAATATATGATGCGGTATAGCGATTCTAAAAAGTTCGCATCACGAGTGATAACCGATAGAGATTGAAAATATGGAACTGCGTAAAATATCCGAAGAACAGAAAAGATTACTGGATCGGCCGCTGCCTTCAGAGGCAATATCGCCGCATCCGACAAAGAACTACTTGTCCACGATCAAAGCGATCTACGTTACCGAGCGTCTGAATGACGTGTTCGGAGTAGGTAGCTGGCGTGTCCGCTCCGAACAGGTTGCCCGTGACAATAAGATGGTGGTTGTCAAGGTAACGTTCGAGATACCTGAATATGGTATCTATTATGAATGTTATGGAGGTAAGGATAACTCAGATTTGGGTGATGCCCACAAGGGGGCTACAACCGATGCTTTGACAAAGATCGGGTCCTGGCTCGGGATTGGTGCCGATGTATTCAAGGGTAAATCGCGCAATATGTCAGCAAAATGCGCGGCAGCTGCTCCGGACCCTCTCGCTTCGGCCCGGCCCGATACACCCCGGGCAAAACATCGGATTACGACAGATATGCTTGACGATCCGATCAAGTGCGATTGTCTGCTTAATTGGGGTTATGACTTATGGACCGCTTCAGGCTATGCGGCAGATTTCGATATTGCCGCACGTCTTCTGAAATCTTATGACGCCGATACTGACGTGCTTAAACGTTATGCGGCTTTGTTCAATTCTTATAAGATGGCTCGGCATGGAAAATAATTCATTATTGCTCTGTGAAACGGCCTCGGTCAGTGAATTGACCTCTCGGGCGGTCAGGGCTGTCGTAAACGGGGATATTGACCCGATAACGGCCCATATCAATATCAGCAGGATGGAAGCGGCAATCAAGGCGTTCAAGGATAATGAAGAGATCCGGGACATCACACTCCGCGAATTATCCCAATACGGGAAATCGCACCAATTCGGGGATTGCCGGTTGGAAGAAGCCGAGGTCGGTGTCAAATACGATTATGCGGATTGCGGTGACAGTAAGTTATATGATATGTACGCAACTCTTGAATCCTTGAAAGCTGACATTAAAGAGCGAGAAACAATGCTTCGACAACTGCCTGTTTCCGGGCTTGCCGATCCCGAAACGGGTGAGATGCTTTACCCGCCCGTTCGAAGTAGTAAAACGAGTATCAAAACAACATTCAAAAAACAACCGTAGCTATGTCACAACTTATCAATGTATCGATTTGCGTTTCGGATATTCCCCGCGACCAGATCAAAGTTGCCAATAATGGCAAGAAGTATATCGCCGTATGCGTTTCGCAGTTCCGGGAACCGGATTCCTACGAAAATACCCATTCGGTATTTATGCGTCAGACTAAAGAGGAGAGAGAGGCGAAAGCACCTCGTGTTTATATCGGCCGGGGTAAGGCCATAAACTTCACTTCGGCACCGGTTACAGTGGAGAATATCGCGGATATGCCTTTGGCAGATAGGGTAGATGATCTTCCATTCTAATATTCGGAATCCCATGATCGGTTATGAAATCAAGTCTTGGGAGATTCGGCAAATAGTACGTATTCTGCGTGACCTGGAGTTTTGCGATGCCTCGACTATCCGAGGACTAAATGCTATCCGTATGGGTAGAATCCTGTATAAAAAAATAATTAAACGCCATGCAAAGAATCGAACAAATACGGAAGGAAGCTCGGAATATTCAGATGGCTCTTGAATGTATGAATAATCCCAATATCGAAGCCATGATAGAGCGTTTGGACCAGCTGGGTGTTTACTACGCTCGCAGCGGTGAATTGTTGAGTGAGGTTGTCGGAATGCGTGACGCTGCGGTGGCCAGGTTGTTTCACGATGAAAAAGAAACGATTATCAGTTTGTCTCCATCGTTGGCGACAAAATTGGTGAACAGTTCTGCTTCGGAGCTGAATGCTTTAGAAAAGTGGTTGGACCGCATCAATGCATCTTGCAAGCATCAGTGCGACAACCTTCGGACTATGATAAGTTACGAGAAAGAACGCTTAAAATTGTAAATAAAGAAGATGATTGAAGTGTTTGATAAACCACCGAAATAATACAATGATATGGCCAATATTAGGGTCGGATTAAGCTATTACAGCGTCGATACGGATAGATATTTGGATATTCGGATAAGGCGGCTTGTTAAGGCTTTCGGTTGTGACGGTATTGCGGTTTACGACTACTTGCTATGTAATATATACCGGGTAAAAGGCTGTTTTGCTGCGTGGGACGAAAGTACTGCCTTCAACGTGGCTGAATACCTCAGGTTAAAGGAGTCGGTTGTTTTGGAGATTGTTCGGTACTGCGGTGGTGTGGGTCTTTTCAATAAAGAACTGCTCTCTCGTGGGATCATAACGTCGGCAGCCATCCAAAGGCGATATATTGACACTTGCATACGAGCGAAACGCAAGAATCTTGAAATACCGGAATTTTGCCGCATTCTTCCGGAAGAAACAGCCAAACTTCCGGAAGAATCGCCGAATACTCCGGAATTTTGCCGCGAAGTAAAGAAAAGTATTATATCTTCTCCTTACGTCGAAGATATAAATAATCCCCCCTTATATCCCCCCGAGGGGGAAGAAGATTATATTCCGACTGAATTTGTGACGTTGTGGGATAAGTTCAAGGGAAAGCGCAAGTCGCTTACCGATGACTACAAGGACTTTTGCAAAAAGACGGAGGGACTGGTTATAGATTATGTTAAATTGCAACGCAGCGCTCAATTTGCGAAAAATGTTTATTTCCAAACGTGGTTAAACGACTTTTTCCCGAAAAAATCCAGGCGTAATATAGATCTCTCGGCTGTCGAACCTGCGTTCCAGCCTATCATGGCGGATTGGCTTGCTTACAAGTCTGAACGCGGACAGACCTATCGACCGCTCGGATTACAGCGTTGCTATGTACGCCTGCTGACGCTTTCGGGCAACGATGCGGCCAAAGCTCGCCGTATCGTGGACTTCTCGATCGCCAACAACTATTCGGGGCTGTTCCCTCCACATGACCAGGACAATTCGGCAAATCGCCATCCGGCAACGGACTATCACGCCCAACCGGGCCAAACGTATGAAGACTTCTGACAATGAACTACGATGAAATCCTGAAACAGTTGAAAATCGAAGGTAATCCTACGCCTTGCGCCCGTTTCACCTTCAGTATTCCGAATGCGAAAGAAGAGTTGGTGACTGCGATGTCCGCAGTTCTGGGAGCTATGGGCGAACGGTTTGTCTGGTTGCCGGAATACGACAAGGTAGCGGAATGGCTGTCGGCAAACAACGGAAAAGGGTTACTACTGTTCGGAAACTGCGGACGCGGGAAATCGCTGTTGGTCCGCTACGCAATTCCGATGTTGCTACGCAAGTTCGCCAACCGGATCGTAACGGTCGTGGACTGCGGGTCACAGAGTGTCAATATCGACGACGTAATTAAACGCAAGTTTATCACACTGGACGATATGGGCGTGGAGGTGGACCGAGTAGAGTTCGGGACACGACGTAATCTGGTCGTAGAACTCATCAACAAGGCACAGGACAATCCCGATACGCTTCTGTTCATATCTTCGAACCTTACAGGCGAAGCGATCAAGGACCGATATGGAGATCGGATATACGACCGGATCAAGTATCTATGCCATCGGGTCGCTTTTAATGGAAACAGTTTACGCAAATGAAACACCTTGAATCGAACATCCAACGCGCTTTTGTACGTTGGTTCCGGCTTCAATACCCCGAGTATGCTTTGAATTTGACGAGCGTGCCCAATGGTGGATTGCGAAGTAAAACCGAGGCGGCCATCATGAAAGCTGAAGGGATGACGGCTGGAGCGGCGGATTTACTGTTACTTGTTCCCCGAGATGGGTTTGGTGTACTGGGACTGGAATTTAAGACCCAAGTAAAAGGAAGTCGTCAGACCCCAGCACAAAAACAATGGCAGAAATCTTTTGAACAGGTTGGAAACAAGTATGTACTTGTTCGCACACTGAATGAAGCTATAACGGCAGTTCAAAATTATTTGGATAAATGACAAAACGACAATTTTATCACTGGCTTCATTCTGCCGAGTGGTTCACTATGGGTAAAACGCATTGATTATATGACCAACCTTTCTTACCGCCAGGCAATGTTGATTAAACATACGGCCTGGATGAACACTCGCTTGCTCGCGCGGGGTCCTCGGCCGGAAGACGAGCGGTACGTGCCGCTCGCGGTGCGGATGCTTACGCTGGTCGGCTGCTTGAACTACGCGATGCTCGACCTTGAGTCCGAACTCACGGCATCCGGCTTGTTCCACCATGAAACCAAACGCCGCTATACGCAGGCTCAGACTTTGGTCTCGCAGGCTCACGGCGTCGCGTGGTCGATGCTTCGCAAGATCGACGACCGAGCCGCCCGGCAGTACCACGACAAGACGGACGAGGCGTATCGGACCATCCGCGGCTGTATCCTGTTGGAGGCTCCTCAAAGGTCTTACAACATCGTGCTGTCGCTGTGTAGGATCATCAGCTCTCTCAACGGTCGGATTTCGGGCCGCTACGACTTCAACCCGGCCAAACCTCTTGTACGCATCCCGGCTCTGTTGGAGTGTATCGGGATCGAGGATTGTAAAATAGACGGAATCATCGAATTGAATTTAATAGATTAACGAAAATGAAAGAATACACACAAGCGGATTTCGATGCCTTCGAGGTGATCGACGGAATCAAACAATGCCCCTCGGGGGATTACAGTGATATACAAATATTCGGCGAGCGGTGCTCCTTCGGCGAGCGGTGCTCTTTCGGTAAGGAGTGCTCTTTCGGTGAGGAGTGCTCTTTCGGCAAGTGGTGCTCTTTCGGTGAGGATTGCTTTTTCGGTGAGGAGTGCTCCTTCGAAGGGAAAGGCGAATATATCGGCGATTATCCTTTCCTGGCTTTTGTCGGGTTCGGCTCTCGGATTGGCAGCAAGGTTTACTTTTTCAACCTGCAAGACGGCATTTATGTCCGTTGCGGCTGCTGGCTGTCGAATATAGCGGGGTTCCGGGAGAGAGTGAAAGAGAAGAATGCCGATGCGATGTACCTGGATTTATGCGATCTGGTTGAGAGGAAGTTTAACAGGAAAAATTCGAAATAACTATGCGGGCGAACGAATATCAGACACGCGCGATGAGTACGCGGCTGCCGAGTTGCGAGAATGCGACCTATATGCTTTTCGGTCTGATGGCCGAGATTGGCGAAATCGCCGACAAGATCGCCAAATGGCGCCGAAAGGGAGTGTGCCGGCTGGATATGGATCATTTGGTCTTCAATACGGGTGATCTGCAAGAGGTGGAGGGTTACAAATCCGAGCTGATGAAAGAGGTCGGGGATTGTGCGTGGTTTATCGCGGGCATTGCCGATTGCTTCGGCTTCACGCTCGAAGAGGTCATGCAGCAGAACCTCGACAAACTCGCCAGCCGCCGCGAGCGCGGCGTGATCGACTCAAACGGGGATAACCGATGATCGCTTATGACCCACGCCTCTCTTTTCAGCGGAATCGGAGGGTTCGATCTGGCGGCCGAGTGGGCGGGCTGGACGAACGCCTTCAACTGCGAGATCGATCCTTTTTGCCGCAAAGTATTGAAATATCACTTCCCGAATGCAGAACAATATGAAGACATCAGAACGACCGACTTCACTGTCTGGAAAGACCGTATCGACGTGCTTACCGGTGGATTCCCGTGCCAGCCGTTCAGCCTCGCAGGAAAGCGGCGAGGTACAGAAGACTACCGCTACCTGTGGCCCGCGATGCTCGACGTTATTCGGACTGTTCGACCGCGCTGGGTCGTTGGCGAGAACGTTTACGGAATCGTTAATTGGTCGGAAGGGTTGGTATTCGAAAGGGTGTGCGCTGACCTGGAGACGGCAGGATACGAGGTGCAGCCGTACATTATTCCGGCTTGCGGTGTCGGCGCTCCCCACCGTCGGGACAGATGCTGGTTTGTTGCCCACCGTACAGACGCAGGGACTGAAACGATGCGTGAACGGTCGAACGGAGTTCATGCCGACAGTATTGCTTCCGACACCCCATGCCTCGGACGCATCACGCGGAGGTCAAAAAGTAACCGGACTATACAAAACGAGAAAATCGGGTCTAACATATATGTCCCTGTTGAACGATCTGGCAGTAAGCGGACTTTTACCGACCCCGACAGCGAACGATGCGAAGAATGTAACGCTTCCTGCCAGTCAGGGCATATGCAACGGACTACCCAAAACAGCGATGCAAAGCGACGAATACCGGACTGGAACGGGTTCCCGACTCAACCCCCTGTATGTGGCGGAGATGATGGGTTTCCCGGGGAATTGGCTGGTATCGCCTTTCCTCGGTGGCGCCGGGAAGCCGTCAAAGCCTGCGGTAACGCCATAGTCCCGCAGGTGGCATTACAGATTTTCGAAACGATAAATGAATACGAAAGGAAATGAAAAAACACTTACTTACAAGTTTTCTTTTTGGAACACTGACAATTGTTTTATGTGGTATTATATCCGGGGAACCCTATCGCTCGATTGCATGGGCCGTAATATTGGTTATTCTTATTATCTCCGTCATTGCAATTGGGATAGCGACAACCGCAATCTACGATTTGTTGAAGCAGGGGATGAATATCAACATGCTGACTATCAATGGCGGAATCCGCTTTTTCGACAAAAGCAAGGCCGACAACCCCGATATTGAGGAGAATCAAAACGATCAGAGGAAATGAAAAAAGTAATGTTCAACGATCTTTACGGGTAGTTTACGAATTTGAGTTGGTGAAACAACGAGATTCGATGCAGAACATTGCAAAACTTTGAAAAACTTTCAAACATTTTGAAATATGAGAGAAATTAAATTCCGGGGCAAGCGCCTCGACAACGGAGAGTGGTTGTATGGCAGCCTTGTCATTTTGAATGGGCGCTATTTTATATTCGATGATGCAAACAGACACGAGGTCGATCCCACTACCGTCGGCGAGTTTACGGGGCTGAAAGACAAGAACGGTAAGGAGATTTACGAGGGGGATGTGATACGCTCTCCATTGTCCGAGGATAAAACTCGCCCTCATAGAATCTTTTACCATACCGGCAACGCAGCTTTTATGGGGGCCTTGGTCGATAGAAAGGAATTATGTTATTTAAGATTGGATCAGGATTGGATTTATAAATTTGGAAAAGAAGTCATTAGCAACATCCACGACAATCCCGAATTTCTGAAAGGAGGCGAGCAATGAATAGGACTATGAAACAATGGCTTTTGCCCCTTATCTGCCGCTGGTTCGGGCATAAGGATTTCGAGGAGGTATATTGCGTCAAATCGCCCCGAAATTGGTTCTGCCGCCAAAACAAACCCAACCGATACGACGTGGTGCATGATATTGTTTGCTCCCGATGCCGGCGGGTACATCGAACTATCCTCAAATCCCGAATTAGCCGCGCACAACTCCTGCATGACGGTTGGTTTATAATCGACGAATAGCCATGAAAAGCAAAAAAGCAAAGGAATTTATCGACGGATGCTTGAATCATCTTGTAATAGAGATGAGCGACCACGCCAAATGGCAGCTACGAGCAGCAATGAGCCATACAGCCGAACTCGCCGAGCAGGAGGCCGAGGAAAGGATGCGGGATAAAGCGATCGAAGCATTTTGCAAGGATTGCCCAATTTACTCAATACAAACAAGTAATGGGGGAAATTGCCCCGATTGCAGTGCATTAAACGCATTCAAACAAAGACTGAACGAGGAATGAAATTCACAACCCATTGCTTTGTCCGCGTCGAGGATGCGGAGAAGCGAAAAGATGTGATCGAGTGGTGTATGCATATTGGCTATGAATATATTTATCCCCCAAAAGAAGAGAGATTAGGCGATAAGGTAATATGTGACACTTATTGTGTCGGCGTGGCTCATGACGCACAAACATTCACCGCCTTGAATTGCATAGACTGCGGCACCAACATCGAGCTGTTCAGGGCGCTGGCGGCGATGAACAACGAGAACGATCAGGAGCAATGGTACTCATATACGGAATATCCGACTAATGAGAGTAAAAATGGGGTTAGACGGCTTATTTTTAACGAACATACGCGATTCGATTCTTTTGTAGATGTACCATCAGGTTATTACCGCAAGGCTACAGTCGAGGAGATCGTCGAATATTTCAAAAACAATGAGAAATGAAAACAATTGAGGAAAGAATACAAGAATATGTGGCCAATGCCTGGGTCGAACTTGATCAATTCAATGAAGACCATGTAACTTTTGAAAATATCGTTACATCCGCCTGTGTTGTTGGCGCTAATTTCGAATATGAGGAATTGACCCGCTGGCGTGATCCGAAAGAGGAGCTGCCGCAAAATGGACAACTCGTGTTGTGTAAAACCTCTGATAAGAAACTTCCATTTGTCACTGTTAAATATGACCGTTCTGAATGGTGGATATATGTGTATCCCGGATGGGCTGGTATTGGTCATAAGATTATCGGCTGGCGGCCGATTCACGAAAATGAGTAAGATGCTCTGTGCATTTTGACTAACCAAGTAACTAACCAAGAATATCTATGAACACGAAACTCAAATCAGACTACGAAAAAGCCTGCAACGCCTATTTGCAGGCTTTTTGCGAGAAACACGGCTATGATTATGAGGATGCTACGCGGAGCTGGGTCGGCGGCGATGTCGGCGGGATCACCGAATGCGCGGACTATATAGTTGGGATGGATGACATCATCACCGACATAGACCGGGACGCTCCGGAAGATGAGTTTGTAAAGTATTACGATTACTGTCTGCGGGTGGGGAGTATCGCCTGCGGCAAAATTAGTACGCCCAATTACAGCAGCTGGCTCTCGGGGTGTCCACGCATGAGTGAAGAACAGATCACCCGGCTGGAGGAGTTGCAGAGGGACATACGCAAGGCGGAAAGAGAGCTGGAAGAACAAATAAGGAAAGAGAAGTTTTAACCGGGAGAGGCAAAATCGCTCCCTTTTTTATTCATATGGCAGTAGATACATCTAAAAACGGTACAGTAGATCGTGCTAAACTTCTGGCAATAGAAAATAAATGTACGAGAATAATTCGAATTGCGGGGGTAACGTTTTATGTTGCTCCGGATAAGGATACACCAGAACACCGGAGGCACTTAATCCGCGTTTTGGAGAGTTGCGGTCGGCGATATACTCAAAAAGCAGGTAGCTATGAATCGGAGATTTGAGGTGAGAATCGACATTCCGAATAGTTGTGAATTGATTGGATGCAGATCGGACGGAAACATGGCAATTATTGTTTTCGAAGATTGCAGCGGCCCAGAGATCCGGCCAATCGGTTTTTGTCGGGAACATTCCGGAGAAGTACCGGACGCCTTCGAAGATGAATAAAAAAGAGGCAATTCCGAAGAATCACCCCTCACACCGATACAAATATAATGATTTATTCGGAATTTGCAAATGGGACGATATAGGAAAAACGAACGCAGAAGCGGGGCACGTGACGATTCCGAAATATACATCAGTTATTCACGGAATCGATTGCTCGAAATGATTATCTGCCGGGAAGCAAGGATGGGCGTGAGTTATCGCCATGATTTCGTCTATCGATTCAAGGCACACAAATCCTTGCCGTTTTTATGGCGGAAATTCAAAAGGAATATTAGAGAACACATTGACGGATGGCAGCAGGAGCTGCCTTTATTTTGATGAATTTGCGGAAAGGGAGAGGATAATAACCGTGCAATTCGGAATATATGATGTAGAATTACATCCGTTCATCCTATTGCATAATTGCAATTAGACGATAAAAGTGTTCTTTTGATTCATTCTGTTAATGTCGTTTCAAGCATTGAACTCTATTGGGCGGGAGCCGGACGTGAAGCTACTTTATAACGTATCTTTCGGGGCACACGAAGGAAGTGCGCCTTTCGCACGTTGTCGGGACATTGACGAAGATATAAAAGCCGATCTTATCCAGCTATTATATCGATTCTATCAATTCGCAGATTACGGCTACATAAATAGGGTAGCAGCATTCGCTGATCTCCAACAATGACATCAGATATTTAGTTTGTTTGTCCATAACCGTCGCATTTACCTTTGCAACAAATAAATTGGTGAATATCTTTCCAAAGCATTGTATTTATCTGTCCTGTCAGATAGGCTACTTCTTCGCCTTGCATCGGCATTGCGGATGCTACGGCGATGTCGTCGCACAGGTGCCGCAGTTCATGCTCGAAAGAGTTCAGGAATTGTGCCTGGGATGACGCCAATCCTACGACTACGACAGACCTTCGCCGGGTCTTGTTGGAATAGGTGAATCCCGAATCCATATCGGCCTTTTCCAAATTTTCCCGTACTCGCTCCATAATTGGCCTGGGACACTCTATCTGTTCCAAAGAAAAAAGGATAGAGCGCGTGTGATAGCCATGTACGGCGAAGTAAAACCGCACATGCCAATCATAGTTCTCTATCCTCAGATCCCGCAGCTTCATGTCGTTGAATACACTTTTTGAATCCTCACATACGGTCTTTCGAGCCGCGTTCTGGATTTGATTCTGTTACAGGACATCTTCCCACGGAACATTTGTACCCGACCCTATCAGATCGGCGAAATATCGTGTGAAGGGCAGCCCGGGATAGGCGTCTTCATCGTCGATGAAATCCTTGACGAACAGGGCCAGGTGTTGTTCATCGGCAATGGATGATCCCCAGTAATCGGCCCGGGCCATATTCGCGACATATACACAGTCGTAGCCGTTGTCGTGCTTGAGCTCGATACCGTTCGTCTTGAGCAATTTGTCGATCTGCTCTTTGGTGATGGGTTCTATTTTCTTCCCGTCGCGGTCCTTCATGCGGCTGACGGCAAATTCACACATTTTCTTCGAAAAGGACCATCCGTTTTTTTCGAGGTATGCGCGAATATCTGCCGGCATGGAGTCCCTTGCGTCCAATCTTTCTCTGTCCATAGGTTTCGCTGTTAAAGAGAGGGGATTTCTCCCCTCTCCGGATTCGTTTTACCGGCGGAATCTGGAGTAGGGTCCGGTTCCCCGGACACCTCTTCGTTCGCCATATCCGTCGCTGCCGTATTCTCCGCCACGCTCACCGTAGCCGTCGGGCATGTAGCCTCCCGTGTGACGCTCCCCGTAGCCGTCGCGCATTTCGCGTTTGGCATCCTCGTAGCCACACTCGTAGGCTTCGCGCATCTTGCGTTCGATTTCTTCACGCTCGCCGTACCCGTCACCGCGGTACCGGCCTTCGATTTCCCACATTCTCATGATTTGCTTGTTTTAGCAGACATTTGCGATTTAAGAAAGGCGTCCAGCGATGACTTCATGGAGGCGAACTCCGTTTGCATCTGACGAAGTTGTCCCACCTCTGCCCGCAGCTCCTGGAGCTCCTTGTCGCGTTGCGCCTGACCCGCGTACGCGGGATTCACTTCGCGCATGATCTGATCGAAAACTTCCAGATTGGCCTTGTGTTTTTCGTAGGAATCCACAACGGACTGGCTCTGCTGCTTTGCCGCATTGATGGCGTCTATGAGCCGTTCGCGGGATGTCGTGACCGTGAGTCCGTCCTTTGTCACCATATCGGCATTTACCGGGACGACCCATTTCTGGTCCCCTACCGGGAAGCTGACGGAAGGCTGCGCCGGGGGAAAGTTCCCGGGAGCGGGGAAATAGGGCTGTGGCGCCTCTTCAAGCGTCGCCATGTAGTATTTGGGAGTTCCGCGCATATCGAGTACATATACCGGAGCGCCTTTGGTTAAATTCGCAAACATCTTCGGTTAATTGTTTTTTGAAAGCTCCGGAGGGGCGGTTTCCCCTCCTGAAGCCTTCGGTTTATTATTGGTTAAACGGCCCCTGTCATCAGTTGCAGGGTGTCGGTCTGTTTGTCGTAGAAGAGCTGGAATACACCCGTCCCCGGAATATCGGACACGGTGACATTGGCTCCGTTGTACGTGGTCACATTCTTGGTCACGCCGTTGGTTTCGAACAACACGGGAAGCGTGCCTGTCGTGCCTGCGGGTATTGCCTGCGACAGCTCGACCAGGACTATCCCCCTGTACCAGGAATTGGCAAAGGCGTGGTTTTGGAATGAGAACACGACATCGGCGGCATTGACCGTCACACCCGTAGTTTTGATGACCGGGATACCTCTGCGATTGACATACTGAAATGGGAATACTGCCATAGCATACCTCCTTTCCGTATTAACCCCAGAATCCGCCGTTGCCGCCGAGTCCGAACGCGGCACCGAAGCCCAGCCCGTATTGGGCGGCTACGCAGGCGGGCATCGCGTACACCTGCGGATTGGGAACCACGGTCGTAGGCGGCAGGCCGCACTCGATCTTTGCCAGCCGGTTGCTCAGATCGCCGATCGCAGCGTTGATGGGCGCTACGGCCTGGGCCTGCGACTGCATGATCGTCGCCGTCTGATGTTCTTGGGAGAGCTGCCCGGCCAATGCCGCGCTCTTGGCACGCTCGGCGTCGAGTTTGTTCTGCATCTCACGCATCTCGAGGGCACAGAAACGGTCGTTGATGACCTGCGTCTGGGCATCGATCTTCGAGCCGAGGGCATTGAACTGCGTGTTGGCGTTGCTCGTCAGGGTGTTGGTCTGATTGAGCGTTGCGAGCTGGCTTTCGTAGCCCTGGCGCTCGATGGCGGTGCGGACATCGCAGCAGCAGGAGGCCATCTGCGAAAGCACCTGTGCGTTGCCGGACTGCACGGCATTGATGATCTGCTGCGCCGAGAGGCCCGACTGTGCCTGGATGTTGCACAGAGCGGTCTGAATCTGCTGTACGGAACAGTTGAGCGAAGATGCGAGCTGGTTGATGGCGGTGCCGTTTCCCTGAATGGCATTCATCAGCAGCTGACGCCCTGCGTCGCCGTTCAGCTCGGCGGGAAGATTCGAGAGTCCGTTTCCGCGACCGCCGAAGCCACCCCATCCGTTGCCGCCCCAGAGAGCCCAGAGCAGGATCATCCACATCCACTCCCAGCCGTAGCCATTGCCGTAGCCGTTATTGCGGTTGTTTCCGTTCATCAACGCGGCCACGAGGTTGCCGTCCATTGCGCCACCGTTGTCGAACACTAAAGTTTTTTCGTTCATTGTTTTAGACTTTTACATTGTTGCGTCCGTTCGGCGGACGCTGCCGTTGAGCTCACAATGCAAAAATCGACATGAACGATGGGAGAATCAATCGTATCAGTCGCAGGTGGGACGGAGTTTGGACGCAATACGGACGAGGAGCATTTCGAACATTTTACCGCTTTGTTTGCGACGAAGATCGAATTGGGAAATCATCTTCTCTATGGGCCGTCGTGAGAAGTTCATCAGCGAGGATATGACCGGGGCGTGAAATCCCTGCCTCCAGAGGAAATAGACCAGTAAATACCTGGCATCCACGATCTCGGCGTTTTTGGCTTTGGATAGTATTCGCTCTTCCGAAATCTCCGTTTCTTGCGATACCGTGCCGAGAATTTGTCGGTAAAGTTCAGATTTGCACATATAGGATATTTCTCTTACCTTTGTTCACTCTCTTACCAAATAAAAATAAGTGCCAACACACTTGCAAAGGCTTTACAGCCCCTGTCGTGGTGTGTTGGCACCTTTATTATTAGCGGAAGGTAAGAGAGACGCTAATAAAGGCAGGGGCTTTTTTTACGCCCACCCCTGACGGGCGAAAGCTGTTAGAACAGATACTTTTTCAATGTCGGCCAAAGCAGGTAGAAGTAGATTGCCCCGACGGGAATCAACCCGGTTGCGAACAAGTTGCTGCTTTCGACCTGGCAATAGTAGAGTGTTCCTATCCCACCCACAATACAAACGAATGAGAAGAAGGCAAGGAAAAGCAGTCCGATTTTTTTAATTGTTTCCATAATTATAATTCGTTAAAAAGTTATTTCCGCCATAAATCCATACTTATGCTTCCTTGAACATAGGGGCCGTTATCGCGTGGGTCCCAGCCGAGGGATGCCGTGATATTGAACCTTCCGATGTTTCTGTGAAGTTGCCCTCCGATCCATACGCCACCCGTGCGATTAACGTAATAGACGCCTGCGGCAGGCCCGAGTTGCCATCGGTAGGGCGTTCGGATTATTTTCTGCTGCGTGATAGTACGTCCGTATGTTTCGATGTGTTCAAGGGTAGGGTGGCAGTCGCCCAGGGCTATTCCGCTCACTATGGCGAAGTAGCTGCTGTCGCGATATTCCCGGCGTTCGAATGGCAGCTGTACCGGCACACTGTCCCGGTTGGGATTTATTGTTACGGTGGTAAAGGTGGTATCCGCTGGGGCGAACAACCATTTCGGCACCTCTACCGAAATAGCCGAGGACAGTATTTTATGCGGTTGCGGTCTTTCGAAGTAGGCCGTATCGATTCGAGTATGCTCGATGATACGGACATCGACGGATCGCCTGCCGAGCCACCATCCGACAAAGAACAAGCCGGTCAGAAGGAGAATCAGGATTATTTTCCGCAGTACCATAATGAGTACGAGCTATCAACCGTTGATGAACAGATCCCAGCCGGCCATCACGTCCGTCATGCAGGCATCAACGCCATTTTCTACGCGCGACATAGCTGCGACTATCGGGATCATCACATCGCGGTTGGTTGCCGTGATCCATCCGTTTTCCGGGACGCCGGACAATTCGGATACCGTACGGATATATGCATCCGTGTCGTTCTCGCTCGGGGGTGCCCAGCGTGAAATCATCTTCCGACTGGTGTCGAGCCCGTATTTTCGGCTGTAAGTGTTCAGGCATTTGAACATCGCGCGGTATCCCCACGCCATAGATTCGAACTGCTTGAATGCAGCGTCGCGGGAAGGTTCCACCTCTCCCTTCCAATGGGTTCCATCCTTGCGGATATTCCCGGGATTGTTGTTACGAAGTCCTCTGGTCATTTTTTTGTGCTGTTTAATATGTTTTCTACATCTTCAGGATTTACATTGAGTTTGCGGGCTATTTCTCCGGTCAATGCTTTTCGAAACAGACGTAAGAATGGAAAGTTCGGATTGATGATTAAAGCGTTGCCACAGCTCGACCATGCTTCTGCCAGGCAAATGGCAGAACCCAGGATCACGGTCGTAATCTTCGTTTCGATACCTCCTGTCGTAACGAATTTATCGATGAAAACGAATACTACGATCAGATTGAAGTAAACTGCCAGCTTGAATATCGTAGCCCGCAGGAGTTCTGACAGGATAAATTCTCCGCGCTTTCGAGCAACGCATATTCCAAACAAAGCGTCGAAGGCTACGGCAATAAGCACCCCATAAAGTACGAGCTGGTACCCAGCGAAGAAATTCACGATGACGATCAATAGTCCTATAAGCCATCCTTGCACGGTCATAAGCGCTTCGGACAGCTTTGTAGCAATACCTTCCAACACCTTTTTCGTTTTATTAAATATTTTGTCCATAATTATTATATCTCGGTCCAGCCACCTGTTCTGCTGTTGGTCTTATAGACTTTCCCGTTTTGGATGCGTAACCCTCCATTTCCGATCCTGACCTCGAAAATATCTCCGGTGAAGATCGCATAGTTGCTGGATCCTTTCACGACGGCTACTCCGTTGGGAGCGATCAGGTTCTTGCGGACATCGGTCACGAAAGAAAAAGTAATAGCCTCGACAGCTGCGGATGCCGCGTTTCCGAGTCCTCCGGGATAGGATGCTTCCACTGTTACTTTTATGTAGTAGTATGCCGGGGTCGTAAAACGATACCTAATGTTCTTGTTGATCTGTATCGATCCCGTGTCGTCATATGCGGAAGATTGCCGGAATATCGTGTCGGTAGTATCGGCTGTCCGGTTAATAATTTCGATCTTCACGCTTCCTCCGCCCCGGATCGTCCCCTTGACTTGTGCCGACATCTGCACCTCCGCTCCGCATTTGAATTGACTTGAGTTTCTGGAATCCGAGGCGAAAGGCTTCGTTTGAGAGGTTATGACCGCTATACTTTCCGTCGTTTGGCTCGACGGGACTTCGGAAGAGCCCAAAACCTGGCTTACGCTGTTTATGTTGTTAGTAGTGAGTATGATCTTGTTTCCGCTTGCGGTCGCATCGCTCACCTCTACGGAATTGTTTTTGACCTGCAGGATTCCGACGGTTCCTTTGGTTGCGTGTACTTCCCCGTCGGCGTGTACTCTGAACACGGCTTTTTTCCGGTTTGTGTAGTCGGCTCCCGACCAGAAGGGCACATCGTCTTCCTGCAAGCCGCTCACGCCGGCCGTCACGTCGCCTTCAGCATTTTTCAGCAACATCACATTGGTCATTATCAGACCGCCTTTCACCTCGGTACTTCCGTCTTCCATAGCCTTCTTGAGGTACTCTGTCGATTTGATGGATTCGTCTATCGCGTCGTCGATCAAGTCCGACATGTTGCTGCTTATTTCATAATAATCGGAGAATACTTTTCTGAACTCGGTGCCGGTTATCTCGGATGTCGTACTCATATCGGCCAGCAGGGGCGTGAGATAATCTTCGAGTGCCTGGAAATAGACCGTAAATGAATCCGTGGGGACATCATACTTTTCGGCATTCGCCATGATGCTCCAGTATTCGTTCTGTATGCGTACCCATTCGTTGGCCACCTGTTGTTTATCGGAGGGTGTCAGGCTCGAATCCGAGGCAATGTAGTCCACATCCAACTTCACCTGTTCGATCTGCGCCTGCACATCCTCTTCGGCCGTGATATACCCCGTGGGGGCCTTGTTGCCTTCCGTAAGCTGAATGTCGTAGAGATACATGGAAACACCTTTGCCGACATACATGTATATCTTCTGTACCACACGCGAAGCATCGATGGTGTGGACCACTTCATATACTCCTTCCGTTCCCGCCGGAGGAGCGGAAAGCACTTCTTTGGTGCCGTCTTCGTATACGATACGGAACGTAATTTCGGCACCCTGCTTGATTCGGGCTTTGAAGACGTACGGAGTATTCGGCTTGTATTTTATCTGGCCGCCGAAACAGTCGGGGACCGTCGAAACCTGGGAGGCGTTGGTTGCGGCAAGCCCGGCTTGTATAAGTTTGCTCCAATTGACATACAAATATGCTCCGTCCGCGTCCGCCCCCGAAGTTACGACATCCGTAACGCCCTCTTTGACACTGTTCCATTCCCGGATAAATTGTTTAGCGATATAGTTGCGGGCGCCGAACTGAAGATTCGCAATCTCGTCTTTGGCTTCGTTGGCTGCCGTATCATCGGTGTATTTGGATGCTTTGTCCCAATCCGAGCTCTCGAAATTGCCCGTTGCACGGGATTCGATACAGCGCATGATGTCACCACCTTCGCCCTGCGTCCAGATGTCACCCACATCGTAAGGTGTAGTCGGTGTTACGACGAATACACGACGTTTGGCATCAGCCGTGTCCTGCGCCCGCGCCGCCTCTTGCAGGGCCTTTACCGCATCGCTGTCGGCGATCGGCGTCCATTTATAGGTTCCGTCCTCTTCTTTTACCCACCGCCACGATTTGCCCGCATCGGGGTTCGTCGTCTCGTCGCTCGATATGGTGAAGTGAATCTGCGGGTATTCCGCCGGAGTGATTTTGGCATTATCGGTTTTGCGGATGACAAAAGCTATGTAGGGATTGTCGCTTCCGACGGTATAGCTCTGGCTCCATACGTAACTTGCTATAACCGCTCCGGATGACGCTATCGGATTGTAACCCATCGTATAGCCTTCACCCACCGACAATACGGCGCCTTTGGGTATTCCTCCGACCGGAGTTTTGAGCCGGATGCGGGTGCTGTCGGCGATTTTGATCTGATCCCAGGTCTTAATGCCGTCGATATAGGGTGCAACGATGCTTCCCTGCTCCCAACAGCCTGCGTCCGTCGGGTCGAAATTCGCGGGCAGCGTATTGGTGAACGTGTCGCCGATATGGTTTTCCTGCTCGCCGTCCGCTATCCATGTTTGGGCCGGTTCATTGTAAAGCGAGGGGGTATAGGGATAGAACCAGTTTTCCACGACACCGTCCAGCCGTTTGTTGATCTCGGACAATTCGCCGGGCAGCGTGTTATCGATGTAATCCTTAGCCTGCTGAGCTTTGCGATCGGCGGAATTGGCAGTGGCCTGGGCTTCGGTGGCCGTCTGATCGATCTGTTCGATGTCGAACTCCTTCTGGAACTGTCCCGTCGCGGGGTCGTAGAGCTTGCCTTGCTTCACGCCTGCCACCGGGGTGGCTGCCGCGCCGACCCAGTAGTCAGCGAC